TAAGAGATGCTCGCAGAGAAAAGAAGAAGTGTATAGAAAGAAAAACCTTTGAAGGTGAAAGAAAATATCTAGAAGTAAGCAGCGGTGCTTGGATAGATATAACAAATAAAACTGAAGAACAAATAGAAAAGATTAGATTAAGGTATTCTAAATATTTGAGTTTAGAGAACGTAATCAATACATTGAAGAATAAATCAGTAATGAATGTAGGAGCAGTAATATGAGTAATAAGGAGAAAATATATTGTGATCAGTGTAGTTCTGAAATGAAGTGTATTCATAAATCTACAGTTCAAAAGAGAAAAATAAAAGTAAGAAAGCGGAGATTTGAATGTAAAAATACAGCATGTAAACATCAGATGACAATATATGGTGATGGATATCGTGATTTAGAATTAGAACCCTATTTAGCTGCTAAGGAAGGAGCTAAGTTTGCAGACGACTTAAATCAAAATTAAAAATGACAATACAAGAACAGTATATAGAATCTATTGCTGATAGAGCTGATATCTATCAAATAGTAACGCTATATAAAAGTTTGATTGGTGTTCCTCTATCTTCTGAAGGACAAGCTATCAGAAAAGAAGATAATGAAAAACAAAAACAACTCTTTACTTTAATAAAAGAATTATCAAATAGACATTGGGATCCTACTAAAGGAAATCCTTTACCTATATATAATTTTTGTATATGCGGTAATGATTTATTTGAATTATATCTTAATAAGGAAAGTAGAAAGATTTATAATAGAACCAAAAGTAATACTATTATAGAATTTTGGGATTTAATTAAAAGAGAAAAAACCGCTCATTTAGTGCAATACATATCTTTAGAAGCAGAGATAACACCTGATAAAGGAACTGATTATTATCTTTTGCGTTTAGGAAAATTATTTAACAATCTTGTAAAGAGAGGAATTATTAAGTATTGTGTATTAGGTAATGCAATGATGGTTCCTTTACAAAACAATAAGGTATGTTTTTCTATATTTCCAGTAACAGTTCAAGGACATCAAAACGAATTAAATAAGTTAGTAGGATTTGAAGTGTTTGTTATGGAAGGAAATATGGTTGCAAACTTTGACTGGACTCAAATTGATAAATTAAATGATATACATTAAATCAACATCTCTTCCCAAATTAACAGATTATGATCCTTCAAGAAAGAAGGTTCGAGGATTTAAGAGAAGACGCAGACAGTTTAGTAGAGCAATTGAATCTTTAACAGAAGCATCACTTGAACATTTTGGATTACCTTATATAGAAGTAACTCATCCAGGAGATAAAAGACTAAATAATAAATGAATACATACATCAAAACAAAAGTAGTAATAGTCGAGGCTATTAAAAATAAACAAATGGGTTATTTCACAATCGTTGAAAAAGATCAACCTAATGTCCTTAAAATAAAAGCAGTAAGTGCTAATGGCAGAGGTAGAGGAGTAGTGGGTATCATTACTAAGAATGGTAATATGAGTTTTGATGACGGTAAGAAGGAACATGAAATACGTTGCTTAATAACTCCACAAATACAAAAGAAGATTAATTTTGTTTTGAGAATGATGTTCTCAAGTAATGAGATAAGTAGAGGTATGATGAAAAGAAAAAGAGAAACAGTACTATGTTGATATACCTCGTTTCATTTCTTATTTTATTTTGTGCTGAGATGTGCAGCACTATGCATTCATTATATGCTGTTAAACATAAGAAGCATGGCGTAGCTTTATTTGGAGCGTTGAGTACTGCATTATGGTGTGTTAAGATCGTGATAATAATAAATCAACCTCTAACTATCATAACAGCATTTATAGGAGCTTATATTGGAACAATTGTAGCTTTTAAGCTGCATAAAAGATTAGATAAATGAAAAGAGAAGAAGAACCGTGTAGAGGTATTAATGGAGAAAAATGTACTTCTCACTATATACAAAACAAGAGATATCATCTTTGCAGTAATTGTGTATATAAGAAGAAACATGGAGGTAAAAGTAAACAGCAAGTAGCGATAGAGAAGCAAAAAGAGAAAAGAGTAAATCTTCAAAGCAACAAGGCAGTAGGATCTCTCCTAAAGGAATTATTAACTCCAATAGATACAGAATCAATTAATAAATGGGATGCTCAAGAAGCTATTTTCTTAGCTAATCGTAAAGCACAAGATAATATTACTGAAACAGAAGATGCTGGAGAAAAGAAGTTTCGTGAATCACTTGAAAAGAAAAAAACGAAATATAAAGGAGTAAGAAAGATATCAAGTAATCAAGCTGAAATAAATCGTTTATATATTTTAACTTGTAAGGATATAGATTATATAAGAGAAAAGGTATGCAGTGGATGTTTACGATATCAAGGAGGAAATGTAAAGTTATCACACTCACATCTTATATCTCGTCAAGATGCTAAACGTATAGGTAAGCCTGAATTGATTTACGAAACGCAAAACATAGTTTATCATTGCATGGATTTTGCTGGTAATGTAGGATGTCATAAGAAATGGGAGAATCCAACTTTAAGAGATAGTCTTAAGGATTATGAGGAGAATATGAAAGTCATTAAAAAATTAGCTCCCGAACTATATCAAAAGTACGTCGTACAGAAATAATTATTTTAAATATAGTATTGTTATGTTAAATAATTTATGTATCTTTAGATTCTAATGTGCAAAGATGATTGGAGTTTAGCTCAGCTGGTCAGAGCATTTGGTTTACATTCAAAAGGTCCTCAGTTCGAATCTGAGAACTCCAACAATTGGTAAAGAAATGAACAAAAGATGAAACTCGAGAAAAACGAATTTACAACAGACTCGCAATCGAATATTTAAAAAAAACTTATGGACAAAAAGTTACTGGAGAGGACTTTAATAAGAATGATGTGTCTCAGTACCTAGGAAGAGGAATGATACCTTATCGTTATGGAGGTAATAAAATCTCTTCTAAAAAAGAGAAAGGCGTTCGTATTATAACTATGGAAAAGAAATGACATCATATTCTCAAAACAATAATCACAATAACGATTGGAAAATAATGCTTTGGATACTTATGACATTATCTACAGTAGTATTTATATCGATAATAATTCACAAATAATATGCTCACAGTAACAGAAGAAAATATAAGAATACTTCCATTATGGAATCTTCCAGGTGAAGAACGATTTGTTGTATATACAATGGTTCAATTTCCTCTCAAAGAGGGCGGTATGAAAGATTTTTATATTCAGTATTTCAAACATATTGAAACAGCATTAATTTCTTCTGAAGAAGCTGATTTATTAAGAGCATTAGAAATAAAGAGCGCGATTGAATCACTTAATAAAACACTTCAAACAGCTTTTGATAGTAATCAAGTAGTACAGGGAAAAGATAAGGTAATATTTGAACTAGATCCTTTGAGATATAATGAATCTGTTTTTAATTTTGAAGGTACTACTGGAACACGAGTTGAAGATTATAAAACGGCTTGTAAAGAATTTGCTAAGCTTCAAGAAGATGTTCAGATATCTTTCCCAAGTACGAAACTAAGGGAAAGAATTACAAATAAAATAAAGCAGGAATTTGAACATCAGATTGTAATTACAATCCAAGATACTTATGTAAGAGGAGCTTTTAGTAGTACTGATGAAGCCTTAATGCAACCAACTCTTGAGTCAAAGAGAAAGAGACTTCAGTTAATGAAAGAGGTCTTAGAAAAACAACTCTATTCAACAACAGAAGTTCTAAAGAGTGCTATGGAACAGACTGAAGAGCAGTTTCAAGAAGAGATGAAAGAAATAGAGAAGTATAAAGATTTTGATCCTACAAAATATCTTAATGATGACCAATCTATTTCTATGTCTGAATCAGGAACAGAAATAGTAGATTGCTCCACTTGTAATGGAACAGGTTGTGTAAATGGAGATGAAAATAGCAGCTGTATTCAATGTGGAGGAGAAGGATATTTAATAATTAAAGAAGGAAAGAAATAATTATTAACTTTAAGCAATAAATAGAATAGCATGCATAAAATTCAATCGGTAGTTACAAATGACGTTGAAACGGGAGGATTAAATCCTACTAAGAATCCAATGTGCTCTATAGCACTATCATCATTTAGCTTAGCTGACGGTAAGCAAATAAGTAAATACAGTACATTTATCAAACCATATGCAAATCTTACATATGAGGATGCTGCAATGAAGTATAATGGAATTACTTATGCTCAATTAAATGCAGGTAAGGATATCAAGACAGTAGTAAAGGATCTTTGTGAAGAGTTTGAAAAAGCAAACACAGCACGTACTCATACAAAGAAACCAGTATTAATGGGTCATAATGACGGCTTTGATTTAGGTTTCATTTTATTTGCTTTTGATTATTGTAAAGTAGATATAAGTAAATATCTGCATTGTAATATGAATCATAAAGGAGAAATGGTACCTTTTGTATATGATACAATGTGGCTTTCGAGAATGACTTGGGGTGCAGATGAAGCAATGAGCAAATATAATCTTACAGCTTGTTGTGAAAAGGCAGGAGTGAGTTTAACAGATGCTCACGATGCAGCTAATGACGTTGCAGCTTCTGAAGCTTTATTTATTTATTTTATGAATAGATTGAGGACAGGCGGTGGAGAAATAGGAGGAGATCATATTGAGGGAGTAAAGAAAACAAGATTAAGAGATTATTTTCAAATATGATACTACGTCAAGCTATATCATATTCTAGATGGGATATTGATAATATTTACGCTTATCCTTTTCATACTTATTCTAATAGTATAAAAAGTGTAGAAGATAGGTCTATGCTTCCTTTAAAGAATGAAGTATTTTATAAATGGAGAATGATATTTGATAACTGTGGTAGGTGGAAGCATTATTGGGTACGTGAATTTGTTCCTGTAATAAGTAGAGCAAAAAATGTATTTAAACAAATTCTTATTTTTCATAAGAAATTTGTTTTTATCTTTAAGATCGGTGATATGATAAGTTATAGCAAATAATCAAAAATCAAATAAATACAATGAAACAGGGAACAGTTAAATTTTTCAATGATGAAAAAGGCTATGGATTTATATCTATAGATGGTGGTGGAGAAATATTCGTTCATGTTACAGGAGTAGTAAGAGGTCGTCAAGCTAAAGGTGAGCCGCTTTTCAAGAAAGGAGATAAGGTTCTTTTTAATGAGAAAGATGGTAAGAAGGGTCCTCAAGCAGTAGATGTAGAATTAACAGTGTAGTCATGAATACAGAGAAAGAGCAAAAGGAGGAGATTACCTCTCCTCCATCTTCTATAGAGAAAACGTCAGATCAGATCAAGGCTGAACTTGATGCGTTTTTAGCTGATCCAGAAAAGAAAAAAGAAGCAATACAACTTGCTCACCAAATTTTAACTGCTAAAGGAAATAAATGGTTTACAACTAAACAGTTAGTACAATCATTTAGGATTAGTGAAGAGGCAGCTAAGATACGTCTTTTAACATTAACAGCCTTTGGTCTTGCGGCATTTAAAACTAAAGGAGATAAAAGATTGTATAAAATCGATTTAGATCAAAGAACTCAACGTCAATTGATTACTGAGGATATTGCGTTTCATGAAGGTCAAATTGTTAAATTGAAAGAAAAATTGGTTAGGTTAAATTAATTTGCTTATCTTTACCTTCTCGTTTAAGAAAACATACTTGGTGACTTATATCAATATTAACAATGTTACACGCAAAAGTAGAACAAGCTCGCATTGCTGGCAATATACTTAGTTTATATTCAAATGCGAAAGCTATTGTAACTCCTACTATTAATCAAGTAGATTTTGAAAAGTCAGTTCGAGAAGATAAGATATCCTTCTTCTTTGATGAAATAGTAAAACGGTTTGCAACCGATAAGCAAATTCAACTTGATAAGGAAAAAGATCCTATTAAGAAAGCTGAATTAGGTAAGAAGATTGAAACCGAATTAGGAGGTTTAGTAAAGGTTGATGTAGTATTTGATAGTATGAAGAAATCAATGTGGGTTGATATTTTTGATACAGAATCAAAAACCTATAAAGACAATTCACTTACTAGGCAATTGAATTTAGTGAAGTAAATAGTATTAATTAATCTAATTTAAAACAAATGAATATCATAGCAGCATTCGTAATTGCGTTAGTTGTATCTTTTGTAGTTGGTTTAGTTGTTGGTTATAGGAGAGGTAGTAAAGTACAATCTGATATTTCAACAGCACTCGATAAGATTGATACGCTTGTAGCCGCAAAAGAATCTTTAGTAAAATCATTAGCAAACATACCTGCTGATAAAGTTACTCAAGCTCAAAGTGCATTACTTGTACAATACGATACTCTTATAAAAGACGCTACTGATGAAGTAGAGATGCTAAAGAGTGATGCATTAAAAGCTTTTCAAGCTGTTAAGACAATAGCGGCAAGGATATAATATTCGGTTAAGAATCGCTGGCGATTCAATAAGTCACATTCTTAATGGCATCGAGAAAGAAAAAGATATCTTCTGAGAAAAAGTCTCCAATAGAGGTTGTTCAATCAATAGATGAAGGTATTGCTAAGCTTCAAATAGCTCAGGGATTAGAGTTACAAAAGGCTCTAACATCTAATAATATAGATGATATCTATAAAGCTCAAAGCTATATAGCTAAAATACAATCTAAGGATAGAGGCAATGATGCTAAGTCAATGCTATTCGATCCACAAACTGTATTCTCTGCTCAAGGATACAGAATGAAATCTTACAATCTATCGTATGAAATGCTTCGTGCGATGGGACGTACAGATGTAATAAAACCTATTGTAGCGACGAGACTTGAACAGGTTATTAATTTTTGTGAACCTCAAAAAGATCGTTATTCAACAGGATTTGTTATTCGTCCAAAAAAGGTAAAACTTAAAAATGGAAGACAACAACTCACACCTGATCAAGAACGTAAAGCAGAATATTATACTGAGTTTATTTTAAACTGCGGTACGAATGATAGAGAATGGCATGGTGATAATTTTCATTCATTTACTAGAAAAGTAATTCCTGATTCATTAATAATGGATCAAGGATGTTTTGAAGTCTTAACTAATCGTAAAGGTACACCTATAGAAATGATTGCTGTAGATGGTGCTACTTTTAGGATAGCTGATTCTTATAATAATGAAAAATCAGGCACTCAAGAAGAGGAAGTAGAAATAGATGGATATAAACCATACTATGTTCAAGTATATCAGGGAAGAATATTAGCAGAATTTTATCCATGGGAATTATGTTTTGGAATTCGTAATCCACAAACTAGTATTTTCTCTAATGGATATGGTAGAGCTGAATTAGAGGATTTGATTGAGAATGTAACAGCAATGTTAAACACCAATCAATACAATGCTAATTACTTTAAAGTAGGAAGTAATCCAAAGGGAATTATAAAGGTGTCAGGAAATATAAATCCTGCACGTATGGAGGAATTCAAGAATCAATGGTTTGCTACAATGGCTGGCGTTAAAGGTGCACATAAGATGCCTATTATTGAAGCAGATAAGATGGACTTTATAAATACTCAAGCATCTAATAAAGATATGGAGTATGTAAAGTATTATGAATTCTTAATCAAGATAGCTTGTGCACACTTTAAAATGGATCCTTCAGAAATAGGATTTACATTATCTGGAAGTGGAGATGGAAGCAACATAACTTATGAAGGTAATAATGAGAAACGTCTTGAACATTCTAAGGATAAAGGATTAAAACCTTTATTGAAGCAATATCAGCATTGGTTAAATAAGTGGGTCATTAATCGTCTTGATCCAGAGTATGAAATAGTATTTATGGGATTAGATGCTGATGATCCAGATAAGGAATTAGATAGAGATATTAAAGCTGTTCAATACATTACTACTCCTAACGAAATAAGACGTCGCAGAGGAGAAGATGATATTGAAGGTGGAGATCAAATACTTAATCCTATTATTGCTCAGCAAAAGATGATGACTATGCAAATGAATATGGGAGCAGGTAACGGTGATTATCAAGAGAAAGAGAGTGAAGAAGTTGAAAAATCAGATCCCATTGCTGAAGCGTTAAGTAGAGAAGTTGATAAATTCTTTGAAATAAAATAATAGGTAAAAATATTTTTATTATCTTTACACAATGAAAGAGAAAGTAAATAAGACGATTTTAGGTGAAGATGATTTTGCATCCTTTCCTGATATGAGGAAAGCTCAAGTAGAGCGTATTCTTAGCTGTTATACAGAAGAATCAATCAAGAAATCTACTGATACAGATCGTGATGAATTTACAGGTCCTCAGAAAGGACAAAATAAACTCCGTGCTGATGGAAATGGATTTGATAATAAAAACATTACTCAAGAATCTGAACCTTATCTCCATCACAAACTGATGGCAGGTTACCATAGAGCAACTGCTGATGAATTGAATCAAGAATCTTTGAAACTTAATACAGGTACTGATGAGGAAACTCTTAGTGCAGCTAAAACGAAGAAAGCAGAAGCAAAACGTCATAATGAACTAGCTGATCAACATCGTGAATTAGCCAAGGCAGTACATGATGAAAAGAAAAATGGTAAATGGAATGATACTATTCCTACTAAAAAACAAGCTATTGCTTATGGATCAAAACAATCTAAAGCAATAGATAAGAAAACAGCTGGAGGTAAAGAATCTGAAAAGGATTATGAAGATGTAAAGAAATCAGTATTAGCTGATATTCAGAAAGGTGATATTAGTTATAAAATGTCTTCATCTTATGGAGGTGATCAACCTATTCTCTTTACAAAGAAAGGTTCTGAACTGAAAGAAACTTCTAAGATAAAGAAAGTTCAACTTGATGAAAGACTCGCAGCTACTCAAACTGAACTAACAGTACTTAAAACCAATCTTGAAGAAGAAGGAATTAAGTTTATTGCAAACGGCAATTCAAACAATCCTAATCCATGTCCTGTATATCAGAAAGATATGGATAAAGATACTGAGTCATTATTCTATAAGTATCAAGATTTGCTTTATAGATACAATGATCTCAGATGTGATATCAAAGCATTAGAGATTATAATTGAAAATGCAGAAGATAATAAAAACTATACTTGCAGCATTGGTCAGTTAATATCACTTGAGAAGGCTCAAGAGAATGATATTGAGAAGGGTGAGAAGCTTAAAAAATCTTTTGAAGCACTTGGTCTTTCTAATTTAGAAGATAATGATTTGTTTAAGGCTGAAGGAAGTAAAGGTGGCAAGGTTATTGGTCATACTAAGTCAGGTAAGCCTATTTATTCACATAAAAATGCGAAGCATTCTGATTATGAAAATTTTACAAGTGCTGAACATCGCGAAGCATCTGATATACACTATACTAAAGCAGACGAACACGCAGCTAAAGTAGGTGACGATAAAGATGATATGAATCCAGATTTTCAAGCCTTTATGCATCAGAAAAATAAAGCAGAAGGACATGAAAAAGAAGCTAAAGAAAAGAAAGGCTTAAAAAAATCTGAAGCTTACAACATACTGATGAAGCAAATAAACATTATTTAACAGCAAAAGAAGAAAAATAATCATACGATATTCGGTTAAATAATAAATAACGCGACAATGATAGATTACAGATTTACAGGATGGATAAAAGACCAACGTATAGACGTTCGTTTCCGTACTGATGCAATACTTCCAACTGATGATGCATTTAACATCCTGCAAATTCAAGTTGGATCTCAATTCATTGCTGGAGAAAATAACAGTCCGAGCAATCCTAATCTTGCAGATCCAAATGGTATTTATGCAAAATATTTTTCTGGATATGAAGATCCAATCAGTGTTGAGAAACAATCACCTGATGGAGTAGGATTTGTATTTAAGAGAAAGAATTCAAGGCGCGGTGCTATGATCACATTTGCAATGAATATGGATCTTAACTTAGAGGCAATTGATGAAAAAGGAAATGTTACTGAAATAGTATACGAAGTATCCTTCTCTTCTTCTGCTTCATTAGCTCTTCATACTAATCGTACATGGCCTGAATCAGTTTAAAAAATAGAGTAACAATCGGTAGGAATGATTTTAAGTATAATAAGAGCTTCTGGGATTTATAAGATAACTAATCTTATAACCCAGAAGTTTTATATTGGAAGTTCTATTGATTTATGTAGAAGAAAAATAGAGCACTTTAGTGCATTGAGAACTAACAAGCACCACTCTATATTACTACAACGAGCTTTTAACAAATACGGAGAAGAAAACTTCATCTTTGAAGTTGTAGAATGCTGTGAAAAAGAAAATCTAATTAAACGAGAACAACACTACCTCGATACACTCAAGCCGCAATATAACATCTCGTCTTTAGCAATAAACTCTTCGGATCTTCAAAGAAAAGCAATAATTCAATTCACTATTGAAGGAAATAAAATAAAGGAATATATTTCTTTAGCTGAAGCAAGAAGGACAACTAAAATATTAGGTATAGAGAGTGTATGTAGTAGATTTTGTAATCAAGCTGGAGGATTTCGCTGGATGTATAAAGAAGATTATATTAAAAACAACTATACTCTTTATCCCTTAAAACCTAATGCCAATATTGGGAGAAAAAAGAATCATAATAAAGAAGTAGTGCAGCTTAATAGAGTCACTAATAAGCTAATAGCAGAGTATCGCTCTATTTTAGAGGCATCGAAACAAACCAAAGCATTTGAACTTAGTATTAGTAAGGCTTGTAGAGGATTAATTAAAAGTTCATTAGGTTATAAATGGATATATAAAAAGGATTATGATTCATTACACGTCGCCGTATAGTATTGAAAAAGATATAGGGAAAGCTTATAATCAAGCAATGAAACATCTTAATCAAGATGATTGGATGTGTTTTACCGATGCTGATTTAATGTTTTTAACATCTGATTATGGACATCAAATACAGGATATAGTGAATCTATATCCTGATACAGGACTCTTTACTTGCTTAACTAATCGTATAGGTAATAGAGAGCAACAATATAATAACTTCATAAACGAAGATCCTAATATTCTTAATCATAGACGTATTGCACTTCAATTACAGCGAGAGAAGAGAACTCAAGTAATTGAAACAAAGATAGTGATTAGTGGAATGCTTTTTCTTATAAAGAAAAGTACTTGGGATAAGATTTATGGAGCTCCAGAAGGTAAAGGATTACTTACCGTAGATAATCATATTGCAAAAAGAGTGTTGCAGATAGGAATGAAGATACGTATAATGCAAGGCGTTTATGTTTTTCACTTTTATAGACTAGATACGAACAAGGATAACGTATCACATCTCGCAGTTAATGGAGAAGTAACTCAAACTCGCTATAGAAGAGTACGAAGAGCATTTAATCAATAATAAATAAAAATGACACAAACTAAAGAATTATTACGTACTGAAATTATTCAACATTTAATCAATAGATATGGATATAAATCCTATTTAGAGATAGGTGTTGCTAAAGGTGAAAATTTTGAAGCAATTAAATGTGAAAGAAAAGTTGGAGTAGATCCTGATCCAAATTCTAAAGCTACTGTAAAACAAACCTCAACAGACTTCTTTGAAACTAATATCACTGGTGATGCAATCAATGGATATTCTCTTATAGAGAAATTTGATATTGTATTTATAGATGGATTACATCATGCAGAGCAAGTATATAGAGATATTGAACAAGCTCTTGATGTATTAAATGAGGGAGGAATAATTGTGTGTCATGATATGTTACCGCGAACAAAAAGAATGCAAGAAATACCTCAACAGCAAGATGAATGGACAGGAGATTGTTGGAAAGCTTATATGCGATTAAGAGAAAGAGAGGATTTAGAAATGAGAGTAGTCGATACTGATTACGGATGCGGTATTATAAGCAAAGGACAGCAAGAACCATTAAGAGTAGATCCTTTGACTTATGAAAATTTTATTCATAATCGTAATCGTTGGATGAATGTTATAACTCCTGAAGACTTTTTTATTATTTATTAAATGAATCATCGTTTAAGAGTATATAGAGCTCCCGAAGAGCATAAGGTTAAGTTGTTTTTGAAAGTATATCAAATATATTTTGATGATTCTCAATTGCCGCGTTTAGAATATATACCTTATCGTAATAGTCATTGTACAGTGTTTTTTGAAAGTTCAGTAATAAGAACACTTATTGAAACAAATCATCATAAGGACAGTCATTATTTCGGTGTGGTATCTTATTCATTAAGAGATAAGATTGATTTTTTACGTAGATCAAGAAATAATCATCCAAATATTGTTGATAAGAACGTTACAGAATTTAGACCTGATTTATTCGAAGCCCAATTAAAACAAACTACTCCTGATGTAATGAGTATACAGAGACATATGTCTCATGATTCAGTAAGTTTTGCTGATAAATATCATCCTAACTTTTCTTTATACTTTAAAGAGATAATGTCAAAGATAGGATATGATTGGGTTCCAACGAGATTTAATCACGTATTTTATTGCAATTATTTTGTAGCTAAGTCTGAGATATATGAACGTTATGTAAAAGAAATGCTTGCTCCAGCAATGGATGTAATGAAAACGATGCCTGAATTAATGAATAATAGTCATTATCCTAAACCTTTGCCAGATAATTTAAAACAATCTTTTGGTGTGGATTATTATCCATATCATTCGTTTTTATGTGAAAGAATGTTTAGTTATTTTGCACATATACATAATTTAAGATGCTTGCATTATTAACTTCCTGCGGGAGAACTGATTTATTACAACGAACTGTAGATTCTCTTTTTCTTAATCAACAAAGAGAAATAGATCTTCTTATTCATGAAGATGGAAATGAAATTCTTTTAGAAAGAGGAGATTATAAAGGAACAGTAACTGCAATGTTTAGTGAACGAAAAGGACAACACGAAAGTATTAATCTTTTTTTAAGAAAACGCTTAAATGAAAAATATTATCTTCATTCAGAAGATGATTGGGAATTCAAAAACACTTTTGATTGGATTACTGCTAGTGTAAAAATTATGGAATCGGATCCAATGATTATAAAGGTACTTCCGAGAGGAACAATAGAACATCCTTGTAAGTATGATTATGAAATAGATGGAATAAAATATGGTTTTTTACAACCGTGGAATTCTGTAGATAATATTAGGTGGTGTGGTTTTAGTTATAATCCTGGTGTTACTAGAGTAGATCTATTGAAAAAGTTTTTACCTTTAGATCGATATGAAAATAATCTAGCAGAACGTATTTATGATGCAGGTTATAAAAAAGTACAATTAGAAAGAGCAGTTTATCATCATATAGGAGAAGGGAGGAGTACTCATGGATAAATTTATGCAAAACATATGCGATAAACATAAAGTAAAATTAATGTTTTTATCTAAAAAATTTTGTAATGATTATGCTTATTTTAATAGAGCTTGTTGTGTTGATAATAATGAAATACAGCTCGGTATATTTGATTGTCAGCAAAAAAGATTATTAGCTTTTTTTCATGAATTAAGTCATTGTTTAGAACCGCAATGGCGTTTTAATGAATTAAAATATGATTATGAAAAAAGAGTTTGGAGAAGATCTTTAATTGAAGCAATTAAATATGGTATTATTTTTTCATATCAAATGAAAAGATTTGCAATAATGTTAAATAATACATATAAAGATTGGGAAAAACAAAATTATCTTAAAGTGTCGTGAATATAGATAAAAAGATAGTGATGTATTTTATAAACTATAACGATAGTTTCTATATACCGTTTATAGCTAAACATTATTCATTTTGTGAAGCAATTGTAATGTATGATCATTATTCTACTGATGATTCTGTAAAAATTGCTCAGTCATTAGGAATAGAAGTAAGATTCTTTGGACAAAGAGGACAATTAAATGATCAAGTCTATCTTGATATTAAAAACCATTGCTGGAAAGAACAACGTGCTAAAGGAATAGATTATGTTATTGTATGTGATGCTGATGAATTTATATGTCCAGATAATTTAGTAGGTACAGCTCCTGTAGTTACTGGTTATAATATGATATCAGAGAATATGCCAGTGAGTAAGATTACTGAAATAAGTGTAGGAAACTTTGATAAAGGATCTTGTAAGCAAGCTATTTTTAATCCTGATGCAATAACTGAAATAGATTATATTCATGGTTGTCATAAGAATCATATGACAGGGAATATTACCAGAGAAGGAAGTTGTCGATTATTACATTATAGGACAATAGGGGGAGTACAGAGAATGATTCGTAGACATGCTGAATATAGAAGGAGATTAAGTCAATTCAATATTCATCATCGCTTTGGTCATCATTATCTTCAAACTGATAGTCAAAAGAGAGAAGAATGGGATAGGTTAATTAAAACAGCAAAACCATTATGGTAGAGACAATAGTGTATCAGGAGATATATTCATATCCTAAATTTCAAGCTGAAGGAAATGCAGCACAATTTGCTATACCTTTTGCAAAGCACGTATGTAAAGGTGTAGGAGTTGATGTTGGATGTAAGAAGAAAGAGTGGGCTTTCCCTGGAGCTATACCAGTTGATTTAGAATTTAAAGATGAATTTGAAGCCTTAAATCTTCCATATTCTGATAATAGATTAGATTATATCTTTTCATCTCATTGTTTAGAACATATTCCAAATTGGGTAGAGGTAATGGATTATTGGTATAAATGTTTAAGAAAAGGAGGAACATTATTTTTATATCTTCCAGATTATTCTCAAGTATATTGGAGACCGTGGAATAATAGAAAACATTTACACGTTTTTACTCCTGAAATTATAAGACACTATATGCTTCAAAAAGGATATAAGAATGTGTTTGTATCAGGAATAGATTTGAATAATTCGTTTATGGTAATGGGAGAGAAATAATGGTTATAAATCAATATCATACTATTGGTGATTTAATCTTTATCGAACCTCTTTGTAGATATTTTTATCATAGAGATGGAAGAAAACCTATTCTTCCTATTCATGATCATTTAATGTGGATTCAAGAGTATATAGATACAGCAGTATTTGTACCTAAGTCAACTTTTGAGTTAAATTATGAATCTATTGAAATTGATAATTCAGATTACTTACCATTACTTTTTGCTAATCAGATTTTACGTAAGTTAGATAAGTTTGATTATTCAGATTATGAAAATGTAATGTTAGATAAATATCGACTTGCATTGTTTGAAGATGCTTATATATCAAAAGAGTATAGAAAAGTTTTAGATCTATGGAAGACTATTGATTTAAGATTTGATGTAGAAAAGGGACATCGATTATATGAACATTTGAAATTAGAAGAAGATGAAGAATACATTCTTATAAATGAACATTCTCGTGCTGGAAAAATAGAGATAAATCTTAAAGATAAATACGGTATTAAGATTATTAAGATGGAAGCTATTGAAGGATATACAGTTATTGATTGGTGGAAAGTAATTGTAGCAGCAAAAGAAAATCATCATATAAGCACTTCAACGTTTTTTATAATGCAAGCTTTATATAACAAGTTTGGAGAGATATTTGATTCAGAAGTTTTTTTATATCCAAGACCTGGTGAAGATGGATTAAGAGGAATTAAGAATTTAATTCCATCTTTTAAATGTAAAAAATTATTTCAAAATACTTGAGTATCTATAAGATAAATTATTATCTTTATCAAGAATTAAATAACAAAAAACATGCGACATCTTGTAGCGTTCTTTTTAAGGTTATTTAATATCGTTCTTTCAGTTATTGCTTGGATAGGATTGCATTTTTACACACCTTGGCATCTTCGAGGTTATGTACGTGGAATTTCTCGAGCAGTAAAAGCTGAAGTGCAAAGACAAAAGCTTGGAGCTGAACGCCTCTATGCTTTCCTTTCACTAAAGACGGTATTCTAGTAAAAAATGAAAAGCCTAGTA